TTCAGCGGCTTGCTGCTTTTCACGGGCTGCCCGCTGGCAGTCGCAGTCTGTTGGGTGGCGGTCACGCCCGAAACAAGTCTTTCCCTCTGCAAAGTAGGCTTCTTTGGGCGTATGGCACTTGCCGCAGTATAAAAGCCCGTCCTCGCCTGTGTAGTCCTCCGCTTCGGCGGTAGTGGTTGTAATGTCCGTAATCATAGCTTCAATCTCGTTTTTCATAAGCTCTCGCCCTCCTTGCATGAATAATCGGGTATGCCCTGTTTCGGGGCAGCCTTACCTTTGGCAGCGTCCTCCTGCGCCCACTTGTAAATGGTGGCGGCATGGCTGTGGTACTGCTTCCCGGTGGAAGCGATATGGCAGGAAAGCCGGTCAATATAATACTCCCACTTGTCGGGCAGCTCTGTTTTCAGCCCGGAAAGCTCTGTATCGGTCAGTATCACATTGTTGTATCTGCCATAAGCGGCGGGGGCGGGGTGTCCCGTTTCTCCCTCTCTCTCTTTTTCTATCTCTATCTCTTTCTCTACGTCACTGAGGTGTAACTGTTGCGTCACACCAATGTCACATTGTGACGCTTTTTTATCTCTAAGACGTCTCATTCTTTCAGCACTTGCGCTTTCAGATCCTACCATTCTGGAGCATTCTGTAAGTTCATATTCACTTTCGTCTATCAATTGCAGGAGCCCTTGTGCCATGAGGAACCGAACTGTAACTTTTACATTTTCCTCTTCTTCGTCCAGTTCAAGTGCAACTTCTTCCGCAAAATTCTCTTCTACTCCATCGAAGAAGAGTTTTCCCTCATTTTTCAGGGATATCAGCAACATCTTGAGATAGATAATTGTGTATGTATCGCCTCCTGCGATCTTACGAAGCTTTTTGATAGGCTTCTGCCGGAAGAAATCATCCGGCAGCTTAAGCCAATAGTATCTTTTACCCATACGTGCCTCCTTAGTAAATAACCTTGGAGCCGTCTTCTGTTTTGATTACCGTTACAGACTGGTTGAATCGGGCTTTCATAGCATCATCATGGGTAATCGCCATGATCTTTACATCTGGATATCTCTGTCTGATTGTTTCCAGTGCATCTACATAGGCCTGGGTGCCATCATCATCAAGAAATGGAGGTTCATCTATAAACAGCATTCCAAGCTGGATACCTGCAGAGGTTGCTTTAATCTCAGACAGTGCAAGGATAATGGCAAGTGAAGCCTTTACCTTTTCTCCTCCGGATTTTGAAGCATATGGGAGAGTTGTCCTTCCGTACTCATTGATTAGTACATCCAGGGTAGCTCTGTCACCGTCTTTACCTTTGACGGTACGTTCCATCACAAATTCCACTCCCATAGTTCCGCCTGTCATAGATCCAAGGATATTGTTTGCAGTATCAGTAATGTGAGGAATAATATTTCGGATGATCTGATGTGGAACGCCATCCTGCGAAAATGCCTGTTTCAAAGCCTCGTAGCAATCAGCTTTCTCAGCCGCAACAGCAATACCTTTATTCAAAAGAGCTATTTCAGAACGCATCGCCTCAACATCTTCAACTCTCTGTGTCAGTACGCCTTTTTGAATCTGCGCTTTTTCCAGAGTTTCTTTTGCAGATTTTAATCTTCTCTCAACCTCTTCAAGAGCTTCACTGCCTTCAATATCTTTTCTTAGTTCTTCCAGTTCTATTTCCGCTTCACGAAGATTGTTATATAAAACAAGTTCGTTGGCATCTTCCTCGCTCCGCTCCTGATATAATTCAGTAAGTCTCTTGTCAATATGCTGTTTTCTTTCTTCATACACCGGAAGTTCCTTTTCCTGGTCTGCAAAATGTGCCACCGAATTTCTTTTACATACAGCATCATCGTACTTAATAACGGAATCAGATAACATATCAACAATATCAGTTGCTTTCTGGGCCTTTATATTGAGCTCTAAGAGGCTTTCTTCATACTGCCCTATCGTTTTACTATTGGTGTCCTTTTCTGTCTCTAAACGGGCGATTTCAAGTTTCTTTTTCTCGACATCCTTTTTCAGGTTTTCATATTTCATAAGCATACTTGCTTTTGTTGTCAAAAGATCTAATCTTTCAGCATCATATCCGATAATACAAATTTCATCCTGTTTTTTGGATATTTCTTCGTCTCGTTTGGTCCTCAATGCTACTATTTCTTCCTCGCATTTTTCCAGATGGTCCGCTTCTTCTGGTAAACTCTTTACATCATCGATTGCTTTTGCGAGAAACCTGCAGCTTGCTCCATCTATATCAGGGCAACCGGAATTCTTCATAAATTCCTCCTGCTGTCTTATCTCGGAAATTCTGTCCAAACGATATTTCCGCCTGTTCTCTGCTTCTGATATACGCTGAAAATACGTTGCTCTTATCTGTTGCAGTTCCTGCTCCGCAACAGAAACCAAATATCTTTTTTCCTGCAGTTCCTCGCATTGTATCCTCACCTGAGCCAGCTCCGTCAGTTTTTCTTCCAAATTATCCGGAAGTTCTGCTTTAAGCTGTTCAATAAGATTCGCAATGTCGTTATTTCGACGCTTTGCATCGTTTATGATATTCTGGCAATTCTGGATGTCAGCATTATACCCAGCAAGATTTCTTTTTGTATTGTCATGATTAAGAACGTCTTTCTCCAGCTCTATGATCTGTTCGGACAACTGTTTATATTCGGCGGCTTTTTCTCTGATCTCATTCGCTGATTCCAATGCGACATTACAGCTTTCTAAAATCTGCGTCTTACTTGAGATTTCATCTGAAATGGATCTGCGTCTCTTATGACAATCATCCAATTCTTCCGAAGCTTTGCGGCACTCCTGCTCTGCTTTTGCAATCTGAGTATGTTTATTCAGCAACTGTCCTTGAGTATCTCTTAAATCCTCAATATCTTTATTAAGCTGCTGAATATCTTCCTCTGCTTTCTGCAGTTCAGATTCCGGATCTCCTTTGGATTTGATAAAATCCGTTTTGATTCTGACAGCTTCTTTTTTCGAAGCCAGCTCTTTTCTCTGTTCGGAGAGTTTCTTTTTTGAATCCAGTTCCATAACTCCATAGATTCCAAGACCAAGCAGTTTCGCAAGTATTGCCATACGTTCGTCCTTTTTAGCCTGCAAGAATAATCCGTACTGGTCCTGCATGATTAAAGCGCAACTTCGGAATGTCATGCTGTCCATACCGAGAAGCTTCTCTATCTCTGCCTGAGTATCAGCAATTCGCTCCTTTGAGATGTTTCGCCATTCATTTTCTTCATACTGAGACAGGTTCAACGTCGGTTTTCCTGACTTAGTTCTTGTACGTACGACCCTGAATCTCTTATCTCCAATGTCAAATACAAATTCTATAGAACCGCTTCTTGCATCTTCTGTACCGCGGATCCACGCTTTGTTGTCTCCCTCTCGAGTTTCTTCAAACAGGCAGTCAACAATCGCATCCATGAATAAGCTGCTCTTTCCTGCTCCATTTACACCGTTGATCGTACAGAAAGATATATCAGCAAAATCAAATTTTTCTTCTTTATAATTTCTGTAATTACGGACAGCTATTGAAATCGGTCGAAATACTCCGTGAATCTCTGCAGTTGTGCTCTGTTTCATTGCTTCCGCAATAATCGGTTCTGCCAGTTCTACAATCTTATCCGGATTCTTGAAGCATTTTTCTTCCAGATACTTCTTGAGATTTAAAGTCGGGTCGCTTTCCTCTGAGAGCAACCCTCTGTTCGTAACATCAATAGCATTCTCTGCCTCAATATCAGCTACATAAAACGCTCCCAGTTCATACAGATCTTTCTGCAGTGCAGGAATATTTAACTGTTTCTTCTGTTCGGATGTACAGGAATACCGCACTCGAACAATCTTATCTGTCACATCTTCCGGAAATCCCAATCTATGAAGATACATCACTCCCTCTCGGATATAAGCTTCCACTTCTTCTGTATCCCATGTGATTGTATAGAACCGTCTGTATGGTGTGATGCAATTATGTCCTTTCGTCAGCTTTCCTGTATCACTGAACTCGTGAATCCAAAAACCTCTCTCCTGTCCTTCATCATTGAAATTCATAGCATTAATAGCCCCGGAGTAAAATACATTATGCAGACCATTAAGTATCTGCGGGCGGTGTATGTGTCCCAGGAGCACTGCTTCATACCCAGCAGCTTCCAATGCTTCTCTCGGAATAACCGGTTCAAAATTTGTAAAGAATGAAGTCTGGCCGGATTCCATATTGCAACCAGGTACGGTATAATGTGCCATCAGGATAGATGTTTTATGGCATTCAGCTCGAAGCCCCATTACCATACTGGATATGTAACTTGTCCATGCTTCGTTTTCTTCATCTGCAGACAGACCAGGGAATCTTGATCTGAACTCCTGCTTATCAAATCCCGGAATGCAGGCTATATCAGCATATGGAGTACGGAGTACAGTTGGAGATGTTACTATATGTACATTTCCAGTATTTGCAAACATCTTGCTCAAAACTCTGAACTGACCACCTCCGTCATGGTTCGGTGTTCCTCTCATTACAATCACTGCTTTCGCAACACCTGCCAGTTTTGTGATCGTGTCTGTTGCAACAATCATTTCGTCTGAGTATCTTGCCGGACCTATCTGCTCCTGATGGAAAACATCACCAGAAACGCAAACAATGTCTGGTTTCTCTTCTTCTGCAACCTTAATCATATAATTAAGACAATTTACTGTATCCTGTGAACGGAGATTCACTCCGTCCACTACAGGACCTTTGAACTGGCCAATATGCCAGTCAGCTGTATGTAAAACCTTCATGCTTTTACCTCCGTCACTTTTATTACAGGAAACATATTTACGAGCCCCTTTTTCAAACGATCGAAGTTTTCTTCACTAATCCCGCAGAAATCAACACCACTATTTCCCATCTTTTCTCCGATAAACAGGATGTTTCCAAGAATAGGGCATCCATGCTTGTCATATTCATAAAGATAGCTTCCAATCAGGTTTGCTCTATTTGGCTTCAGTCTTCCCTCTTCGTCGATCAACATGCTTACGCATTCACCAGGCATCCTTGTTGGTGTAGGCGACATTTTTAACATTGTATAAAGTCTATTAGGCATTACATGTTCAACAATATCGCATCCATTACCAATCAGTTCGCATAGAACTTTATTTTGTTCTCTCATAGTTCCTTCCGGAAAATCGTGTATTGTCATTTCAAATTCTGTGGAAATTTTAATAATTTTCATCTGCGTCCGCCTCCTCTCTGGCATTTGATACACAATGGCTCACCAAATTTATTGATTGAATACTCATAAACCTTTTCATTTATAATCGTGCCGCATCTGGAACACTGAAAATCTGCTGTTCGGTCTTCCTCTGGTTGCGGATCCGGTTCATTCGGCTCTTCCTGTTCAGATCGAGTAAATGCTTCCTGCTGATTTTCGCCTATATCTTCATCCGGAAGTTCTGATGCAAAAGCCGGATTGTCCAAGTCGCCTTCATCGATAATATTGCTATCTGTGGCAAAATCTACATTCTTAACTTCAATCTGAGGCATTCCGAACATATTGTTTACAGAATTCATACCCTGCATCAGCATTGCCTGCCGGACCTGTGGATCTGAATAATCCGGAGAGAATATTACTGTTGGGATCGCGAAATTCTTTTTTAATTCATCCTTTGTGTAAGAGCCTTTTGTCCCAAGCAATGCTCTGATGACTCTGAGTTTTGCTCCTGTCATTGCTTTTTCGGCCCATGTCTTCTTTAATAAAGCCATGTTTACTTTTACCGAACGTTCAACATATCGTTCTCTATCTGCTTCGTCGATAACATAAGCTTTAACTTTCTTTCCCCATTTATCTTTCGTATCAACCCAGCTTCCTTTAAATATTTCTGCCGCTGCATTTGCCGCTTTCTTGTCTGTAATCCCCTTAACCGCCTTATCAGAAAATTCTGTACGATACTTATCTTCTTCATCCTCAAGACAGATTTCTTTCTGGTCGACTTCCGATCTGTAAGTCCCATCCGCTTTTCTCATTGCTCCCTGCGCCTGAGCTCGATATGTGATACTATCAATTCGTCTACCGTATGTCTGATGTGGATTAAACTGAATACCAGCTGCCATAGCCAATTTGTTAAGAAGTGGTTTGGATAATGAATATGTATCCTGCCAGATATCATTTCCTTTGCTATCTGTTTTTCCAGTTTTAACAGAACCAACTTTAAAAATGTCGCCACTATTTTCGCTCAGATCAACTGCAACTTCCTCTACATGATATTTATAGAAAGGATTCAGCTGCACATCTGTTGCCGCAGGGACAAGCAAGTTATGATCACTGTATGCTCTTATAACCTCTGACAAGCTTCCTGAAATTTCTTGCATATACTTGATTACCTCCTAAATTTGTGATAAAATGACGGTGTTCTTTAAAAACAAGGGCTCCAAAACCAAAGTTTTAAAGTTCTGACTTAAGCCTCCGATGCGGATTTATGAGTGCCGTCTACACTTCATATCTCCTTTAAGCATCTGGGGCTTTTAATATGCATCTCCTACAGCGAATCTGGCCAGTGCATATATCCACACCCACATGAGCGGGATTGCTATCCATTCGGATCCAAGTTCTGCGCTTCCCCTTATTGCGCAAAGCATATCGCTCAGATATCCGAAGAAGATAAGGCTGATTGCTGTAGGAACGATGTAAACCATCGACCTTTTCAAAAAGCGAATTCTTTTCTTCATTTTCGCTCTTTTCTTTTTTTTGGAATATCTCTCATACTCCTTCTCATTAAATTCTCGCACCACGGACAGATATATCCGTGTTTTGGAATCTTCTGCAATGTACTGATGTTCCACATTCTTTCGCACATCTTGCACTTTGCGTACATCCATTATCTTGCCTCCTTATCAATTAAAATCAATTCTTTGGCGATAACGCTCTGTAATGCGCATCTGTCCATTTCATGCCAGCTGATCGGTACCGAGCTGTTATCCAGCGCATTTAAAATCCTCTCAGCTGTTACGTGATATTTCTTCACATCTTCTGTTGTAAGCAATTTCCGCACCTCCTACATCTATGCTGTCTTCTCTGTATCAATCTGGGTTACAAAAATTCCAAGATCAACACTTTCCATATCATCCAGTTCCTCCAGAAGTTCTGCATCTGATGTAATTCCATAGTTCTTTTTTAATATTTCTTTTAATTTTTCTTTAAGGTCCATCAAAACACTTCCTTTTAATTATCCGAATCCGAAATATTAAGATAATCACTGATTCTTCTTCTGATTTCTATGCTGGTGTTCTTTCCATTTAAAGTCGATGAAAGGTAGCATCTGGAACAGCCAAGTTCTTCGGCCAGATCATTAACAGAGATATCATTCTGAATCATTGCTATCTTGGCTTTCTTGCACCAGGGAGATAATTTCTTCTGCATCAAATCTCCTCCCCTCATTTCAAAGATTTTTCAATCCAGTTTTTCAGATTCTGAGTCACCTCATTAACCTCATCCAAGGTTGCTATAATCTTCTCTAAATCCGGCTTTTCGTCCTCTGTAATAACTCCATCTGCTGTAATATCTAACAGGAGTTCTTTGGCTTCGTTAATCTTCCGGAATGAGCACAGTGCCCTGAGTGCAATCCTATCAATGTCCTGGTGACTCTCGATCTTTGGCATTCCTTTTCCCAGAGGGCACATTTCCCGGCAATAATTACCTTTTAATTCAGGAGCTCTATAGATATCAGCCATCAGAAGCACTTCCTCTGGATAAGGGGTAACACTGCCAAGTTCTATTCGTGCAAGCCTTGTCCGGTCAACACCAAGTTCCTCAGCAGCTCCTTCGCGGCTACTTAACCGTTCATTGAACTTTGCCGCCTCGTATCGTGCCTGACAAAACATATTGTCGGCCGCTTTTGTAGCAAACTTAGGCATTTATTTTTTTCCTCCACATTATATAATTAATATAAAGTCTATTTAAAATGGACTTTAGGTACAAAAAAAATCGGTGGATTTATTGCATACCTCGGAAATAACTACTGCCATTTCATAACTCAAACGAATATTTCCTCGTTCAAGTTCCGATACCCATTGCTTGGACTTTCCTATCTTTCGTCCAAGTTCTGTCTGTGTTAAATCGGCATCACAACGGGCATCTTTTACTCTTTGCGATACATTCAGCGTTGTTGCCATCAAAATTTCTCTCCTTTCTGTCCAATATTTATGGACATTTTCATAATAATCCATTATTTATGGATTGTCAATGCTTTTGTCAATTATTTTTGGACTTTTCTTTTTTTTATTGTATGTCCACTTTTTTTGGACTATAATTTCATCAGGAGGTTATATTATGCTTGGAAAAAGAATTAAGGAATTGCGGAAGCAAAACCATTTAACTCAATCAGAATTGGGAAGTAAATTGGGGGTAATAAAGCAAACAGTTAGTAGCTGGGAAAATGGAGTATCTAGTCCTAACAATGATACTCTGGCAAATATAGCTTCTATATTCGGTGTTACAACAGATTATCTTTTAGGTAATGATGCTTCTACTACAAAACAACTTATCGAATGCCATGATATTTCGAATAGAATTTCCAAACTAGCTGCTCATTCTCGCAAAAATATAGAAGATTTAAAACCTTTGTTAAAAACAGAAATTCTTTCTGGTTATTATACTGATTCAAGTCTTTTTCGTTCTGACATATATACAATAGCTGATTTTTATGGTGTCTCGGATGAATATATTATAGGCGGTCTAGAATTTGAAGAACAAACTTATGGTAATCCTCTTGATGAAATTGCTCAAAAATTTTTAAATGTATTTCTCGAATTAAATGAGGATAATCGAGACATTATCATCGGCGATATGAAAAAGTTATTAAAAGAGCAGAGGCGCGAAGAAGCTCTTCCTACTAAAATGGTTCATAAACAAGCAAAATAATAAGCTTCGAGTGGTACCGAAGCAGGAAAGGAAAATAAACTATGAAAAAGAAAAGTATTATTATATTTCTGTCTTGCTGTTCCTTATTGTTTGCAAATAATAGTTCTTCCATATATATATTTGCCAAAGACGAATCTTCTTCTGCGTCAGAAGATAGCTCCGTCATAAATATAACTGAAGACAATTTAACTCCTGACATATATGACGGCAAAGACTATTCTGCCAAAATACAACGTACCTTTTACGAAAACGGTTATTATAACATAGAAATAATGATTGATAATAAATCTTCAGATTCTATAATATTCACCTTGGATAATTCTGATGTGGATGGTTTTCAAATTTCTATGGGGATGTCTTGCAATACGATAAATTCTGGTAAAAAGGGAGTTGTTAAATTTGGCTTTCAAGAACAAGAATTTACAGATTACGGAATTGAGGATTTTGATTATTTAAATACTGTTTTTGGCGTATTTGCATCTGAAAATGCACCTGCATATCCTTTATGTATAAAAAAAGAGGTATTTATGAAAGATTCTAATGGAAATTCAGTTTCCGTTTCATCCTCTAAATTGCAGCAAAAAATTGATGAGTTAAACAAAAAAATTGAAAGTCTTGAAACCGAAAATCAAGAATTAAAAGAACAATTATCAGAATATAAAAATGTTACACCAGAAAATCAAACATCTACCGAAATATCAGAAACGGTTCCTGCAACTTCTGATAATGAAAATGATCAACGATTGATGAATGCTGTCGTAATGACTGCCGATGTATATAATGGTTCTAATACGCAAATAATTGGTCAACGCGCATTCATTACCATTCCAAAGGAGGTATTGAAACAAATTTCGGAAAAAGGCTATGTCAATTTTCTTAATGCCAAAGTAAAGGATAGCGGTTACAATTGGTTTTCTATCATCTGTGATGATGGTACGGGGATTTGTTTCGCCGGTTCTTTTACTGGACTAGGAACATACGGAAAAATTAATAATGAAGGAAGTGTTACTGAAACTATTGGTAACATTTCAGTAACTGAAAATGGATATGAATATGAATCAATCAACTAATTGAAGGTTTTATATGAATATACAAAAACGAATCAAATCTCTCCGCACTGAATCAGGTCTACGCCAGTCTGAGTTGGGAAAAGCCGTAGGAGTTTCTGCCCAGGTAATCTCGAATATCGAGAGAGGCTATACCAAACCATCCACCGAACTGGTTAATCGGTGTGCAAAATATTTCGGTGTGCCGGCAGATTATCTTCTTGGCCGGACTACTGAAAAATATTCTACGACAGAGCAGAAAGAGGCTCCTACCCTTTCTACAAAAATAAAAGACCGGATGGATCAGTTGCAGCTGAACCAGTCCGATCTGATCACTAAATCAGAAATTTCCGAAGATTCCTTTGAGGATATCATGACAGGAACAGTTATCCCGGGGATAGATGTTGCTGGCAGGCTCTCTAAAGCCCTTGATACTTCCATAGACTATCTCATAGGAAATTCTGAGTTTAGTTGTGCCATTGCTTCTGAAGACGAACAAGATATTATTCTGAAGTTCCGCAAGATGTCAAAAAGAGGAAAGCGTCTCTTTTTGGCCATGATGGAGGAACTGGAAGAAAAATAAAAACAGAATAGTATATTTAACCGGGGAACCGTTGGGGTGTTATGTCAGCCGCCGGACACTTATGTGAAAGGAGGCTGGTGCTGATGGTTACATATGGAGATCTTTTTACCTTTGTAATTATGCTTTGTGCAGTCATAACTCTTGTTGTTAATATTATGCATAAAAAATAGCGCCCCTGCTCTGGAAAAGTAAGGCGCTATTTTCAGTGATTGCTTTGCCGGCGGTCAGGTGTACACTGGCCAACGGTTCTCTTGTTAAGTACATTATATCTATTCATATACTTTTTGTCAAACAGATATTACATATATTCTAACAAAGGAGTATCCATATGGCACGAAAGAGAACTAATCTAATCGGCAACACGCCGTCTGTACGTGAAACAAAAGTCGCTATATATATTCGAGTTTCTACCATTCATCAGGTGGACAAAGACTCTATCCCCATGCAGAAAAAGGATTTAATTGCATACTGCCAGCTTATCCTCGGAACCGATAATTATGAAATTTTTGAAGACGCAGGGTATTCTGGAAAAAATACAGACAGACCAGCATTTCAGAATATGATGGGGAGAATCCGAAAGGGCGAATTCACTCATGTTCTGGTTTGGAAAATAGACAGGGTATCCAGAAATCTATTGGACTTTGCGGAAATGTATGAGGAGCTGCGTTCGCTACGTGTAACCTTTGTAAGTAAGAACGAACAATTTGATACCTCAACTGCAATCGGAGAAGCCATGTTGAAGATCATATTAGTTTTTGCTGAGTTGGAAAGAAACATGACATCTGAGCGTGTAACAGCAACTATGATATCAAGGGCTAACAGCGGGCAATGGAATGGCGGGCGTATTCCTTTTGGGTATAGTTATGATCCTAAAGAAAAGGTCTTTTCGATACGTGAAGACGAAGCCTCCATTTGCCGTGAATTAAAAGATCTTTATCTGCTTAATCGATCACTTGTTTATGTCAGCAGGGCTTTGAACGAAAAAGGATATAAAACGCGAGCCGGTGCAAATTGGTCCCCTCATTCAGTATGGATCATCGCTTCAAGCCCTTTTTATGCAGGAATTTACCGATACAATCGGTATAAGGGAGTCGAAAACAGAACAATCAACCCGGAAAAAGAATGGGTTATGATTCAAAATCATCATCCTGCAATATTTACATTGGAAGAACACCATACAATGCAAAGCCTTTTAAAATCTAACCAGCGAAATATGGATAATTTGCCTGGAAGAATCCACACTTCTGAAAAAACACATATTTTTCAGGGACTTATGTACTGTGATAAATGTGGGAGCAAAATGGTGTCTACTCCTGGAAGGCTTCATGTTGACGGATATCGCGCTTCGAACTACAGCTGTCCTTTAAGGCGTAACACAAAAAAATGTAATAATCCTACTATAAACGATATTATTGTAGGAGAATTTGTTATTAATTACATTCTGAATATGCTCAATGCTAAGAAAACATTTTCTACAATAAATACACCAGATGAATTAAATACCGCTCTTTTATCCGGATCCGTTTTCTCCGAAGTATCTTCTATTGAAGGAAATGGACTTAACAGCTTTTTCAATCTCCTGTCAAGATATGGTTCTGACAGATCTTACGTCTTTTCTGTCAAAAGCCCACGAAGGAAAAAGGCAGCTGTTAATCCAGAGCTTTCAAGGCTCAGAAAAGAAAAAGAAAAACAGGAACGTGCGCTCCAACGTTTACAGGATCTTTATTTATATTCTGAGACTTCCATGCCGGAAAAAGATTTTATCATTCGGCAAAGTGAAATTTCATCTCATTTAAATAATATCAATAGACAATTGGGGCTTATGACGCAAGATCAAGCCTCCTTCCTTTCAGATGAGGAATTTATTAAACAAGCCAGTCATTTACTGATTCAAAAAGAATTGAAGAATAAAAAATATATCTACTTCAAAAAACTGGTCAGTACCGTTGATCCAGATATTTTAAAAGCCTATATGGAAACCATTCTTGACTCCATCTACACAGCCGATGGAAAGATTACTGCTATTACATTCAAGAATGGGCTAACTCATAGATTCATATATAAAGACAAGTAATTGGTTCTAAATGCCAAAAGCCGGGGAAAAACTCCCCGCCGGGGCGGGGTTTTGTCCCCCCCCCCCCC